TGAGGAAAGCGGAGTCGAGTGGCGAAGCGTACCACGAAAAAGTCAGCTGAGAAAGCGACGGCCAAGAAGAGCGGGAGGGGTCGCCCTACGCTTTTTAAGCAAGCCTACATTCAACAGGCATATGATTATTGTGCTGTTTTTGGCGCCAGCGATAAGCAACTTGCGGAATATTTCAAGGTCACCGAATCCACTCTAAACCTTTGGAAATTGCAACATCCGGAATTTTCGGAGTCCCTAAAGAGGGGCAAAGACGAATTTGATACCCAAAATGTAGAGAAATCTCTATTAAAGCGTGCAATGGGGTACACGTTAGATGGCAAGCATTACCCGGCGGACACCACGGCCTGCATCTTCTGGCTCAAGAACCGTCAACCGGATAAGTGGAGAGACAAGCAGGAGTTAGAGCATTCGGGCGATCTTAAAATCAATATTGTTAATTATGGCGATAGCGATGAGTAAGAGCAGGAAAGAAATAAATCGAGACTGGTACGAAAAGCATGGATTGGAGTATCACCGTGAATATCGTGAAAAAAATAGAGATAAACGCCGCAAATGGAACCGTGATTGGATCAAAAATAATAAAGATAGGTATAATGCATCCAAATATCTCTACCGTGATAGACTTAAATTGGAAGTATTAACACACTATTCCAAAGGAAAGCCAAAGTGTGCGATATGTGGAATGGATGATATTGATTGCCTCGTATTAGATCATATCAATAACGATGGTGCAGACCATAGGAAAGCTATAAGGGTTAGTAGTAGAACAACCAACGGCGTAAGTATGCACGCAGCATTAAAAAGAGAGGGGTTTCCAGAAGGTTTACAGGTTTTGTGTGCTAACTGTAACACAAAGAAACAAATAGAGTTATGCAGAAAAGAACGACTAAAAAATCCAGTTTACAAAGAAAGGGTGGAGTGCGATGTCGACGATACGGCTGCCGCATAATTTTGACCCTCGTCCTTATCAATTGCCTTTTTTACGTGCAATGGACAATGGGTGCAAAAGGGCAGTTAAAGTCTGGCATCGCCGCTGACTGTGCGGGTAAGGACAAAACCGACCTTAATTATATGGTTAAGCGGGCCGTGCAGCAGAGGGGGTATTATCCATACTTCTTCCCTACGACGGCGATGGGGCGCAAGGTGCTTTGGGACGGGATGGACAAGAGCGGTTTTAAATTTATCGACCATATCCCGGGCCCGATCATTGGCGGCAAGAACAACACCGAAATGAAGGTAACGCTGAAGAACGGCTCAATTATCCAGATTATCGGCACGGATAACATTGAAAACGTCGGTGTCAACCCGATTGGCTGCATTTTTTCGGAGTTTTCCCTGCAAAGTCAGCGGGCTTGGGATTTAACCCGCCCCATCTTAGCCGAAAACGGCGGCTGGGCTATATTTAACTTCACCCCTCGCGGCAAAAATCATGCGTATGACCTGCTCAAAATGGCTCAGGCTAATGACAAGTGGTTTGCTGAGGTGCTTACGGTAGATGATACCGGAGCTATCAGCCCGGAAGCGATTCAGGAGGAACGCGATTCCGGCATGAGCGAGGATATGGTTCAGCAGGAGTTCTATTGTTCGTTCGAGCTTGGTCAGGAAGGCAGCTACTACGGCAAGTACATGTCTCAGGCGTTGCTTGATGGGCGTATTTGCGGCGTACCGTTCGATCCTTCTGCTCAGGTTATTACCGCATGGGATATTGGTATCGGCGATTCAACGGCCATCTGGTTCGTTCAGCAGGTGGGCGGGGAAATCCACCTGATTGACTATTACGAGTGCAGCGGCGAGGGACTGGCCCACTATGTGAACCTCCTTGAACAGAAAAGGCAGGAAAACAACTGGATTTACCGGGCCCATTATGCCCCGCACGATATTGAGGCCCGCGAACTCAACACAGGGCTGTCCCGCAAGGACTATGCCCGGCAGTTAGGCATTAACTTCGTTACCCTTCCCCAGCTGCGCATCGAGGATGGAATTGAGGCTGTTCGCGGAATCCTGCCACGCTGCTGGTTTGATGAGCGGAAATGCGAGCGGGGTATCAAGTGCCTCGAAAACTACCGGAAGCGGTATGATGAGAAGCACAACGTTTACAGCAACATTCCTCTGCATGACTGGTCCAGTCATGGGGCCGATGCTTTCCGTTATCTGGCGGTTGCAATTAAACAAGGTTCACAAAACGGCGGCTCGATGACCGCGAATCAGGCTCGTGAGATGTACGAACAGTACGCAAGGCCGGTTGTGATTGGATAATTATGGCAACGGACAACGACACAAAAAAGGATTTTAACGAGGCTTACGGCCAGGCTATTGCGGGTTGGGGCGATTTTCTCAAGGAGGCCAAAACCGACTTCGAGTTCATGACGGGTGACCAGTGGAATTCGCTGGAAAAGCAGTACCTTGCCGCCCAGCGTCGCAATGCCCTCGTTTTCAATCGTATTCGCCGTGTTATCAAGATCATTACGGGGTATCAACGCAAGAACCGCCTGGCTTTCAAAATCGACCCTGTAGGCATGGAAGACGATCGGGCGGCCAGTCAGCTTACCGGCGTTGTCATGGATGTGATGCGAGTTGGCAACGGTTATAACGTTATGAGTGATGCGTTCGAGTGCGGGCCGTGCATTACCGGCCTAAACTTCGTGGAGCCGTACATTGACCGAAACGGCGACATTAAATTCAAGCGGCTTGCCTACAACAAATGCCTGCCGGACCCAACCTTCTCCGAGCGTGATTTGAGCGATTGCAACTACTTCCTGCGTCGGGAGTACGTTACCAAGGATCAGGCCAAGATGCTTGTTCCGGGGAACGACAAAGAGATCGATTCTCTAAATCCCGGCAGGGATGAAAAGTTCAGCCATATCTTTGTTGGCAACAAGCGGTACGGCGATAATCTTCTTGCTTATGATGAGTTTTGGCGCAAAACGACTAAGCGGGTCAAAGTGCTCATTGACCGGGCAACCGGGCAGGAAATGGTATGGACGGGCGGCCAGAAGGCTCTCGATTATATTCTGTCATCATTTCCCCTTCAGGTTACGGCGATTGACCGCTGGGAAGAGAGCGTCGAACTCAATATTCTCGTCCAGGGGGAATTGTTCTATTCCGGTCCTGATCCGTTCGGCTTAGATGAATTCCGGTTTGTACCGCTGCTGGGTTCTTGGTATCCGGAAGTTGAGAGCGATAAGCTGAAATTGCAGGGTATCGTTCGCTCGATCAGAGACCCGCAGTCGGAATTCAACAAGCGAATCAGTCAAGAGATAGACATTATCGAAAGCCAGATTAATACCGGTTATGATGCGATAGAGGGGACCGTAGTTAATCCGGAGTCGCTGTATCAGTCAGGGCAAGGCAAGGTAACGTGGGTTAAGAGCGAAGGCAACCCCGCTGGCCTTGATGCAATCCGCAAAAAGCAGCCGGTAGATATACCGCAAGGGCTATTCATGCTCAATCAGAGCATTGATAAGCTTTTGACGGAGATTCCAGGTATCAATGATGAGCTTTTCGGCACGGAGGAAAAGGATATTGCGGGCGTATTGTCAAAGATGCGGCAGGGGGCGGCATTAACCATCCTGCAAGATTTGTTTGATAATTATCGGCTTAGCAAGAAGTTACTCGGCAAGAAACTGATCAAGCTGATTCAGAAAAACTATCATCCCCAAAAGGTGATGCGAATCCTCAATGAGCAGCCCGTTCCTCAGTTCTATGACCCTGATCTGACCAGATATGACGTGAGCGTGCAAGAAGGGCTGCTCACTGATAGCCAGCGTCAGTTGTACTATGAGGAATTAAAGGCGCTTCAGCAGATGGGTGCTCCGATTCCATTTGCGGCGATTGTTGATGCGGCCCCGATTCAGTTAAAAGAACACCTCAAACGGCATATTCAACAGGCTGAACAAGCCCAAATGCAGGCGGCTCAGGGCGAACAGCAGATGAATCAGCTTACCCAACAGCTGATGCAGTCCCAAATCGCGGAGAATCTTGCACAGGCCCAGGAGCGGAGGGCTGAGATTCAGCAGAACATCGCTACAGCGGCTCTGAATAGGGCAAAAACTGCCGCGGAGATTCAGAAGATGACGCTGGACGGCCTTTCTACTGTCGCAAAAGCGGCGGCGGACTTGGAACAGCGAAAGTCACTCAGGACGAGGAGATAGTTAAATGGCGTTATGCACTGGAGACATCAGAAAAGAGCTTGGAAGTGACCTGTTGAGGGCCATTGAGCGCGTTATCAATGATAATGCCGGTAAGCATGATGATTACTATATTCTCATCCACAGCGACTGGGAGGGCCGCGGCGCTCTCAAAACAAAACTGATATTGATGAAAGAGCGTCCCCCGGCCATGCTGGGAACGCTTTGTGTATATGTCAATAATCGTAAAGGGACCGCCGAAATGCTTCATGCTCTGCCGCTGGATATTCCTACGGACCACGTCGAAATGTCCGATCAGGCCAGCGAGGGTGTGTTCAATTCGGCAGTTGACAATAACAGTCCAATATTGTTGACAATAACAGTCCAATGTTAAATTAACCGCGATGCGGGCTTTTAGGCGTTACAGCCGGAATCGCCGACCGGCAAAAGGTTGAAGCCGAACCATTAGTCGCAAGTGAACAGGAGTAAAGTTATGGATGGACAAGTAACAAACCATGAAACGGGCGTAGAACAGGTTCCCGCCGCCGGGGGACAAGTCAATCTAAATCAAGACGTAACGACACCGCAGGCCGATTTGCAGGGCAATCAACAGCCGCCGAAGGCTATCCCCTACGAGCGGTTTGCGGAGGTCAACAATAAGGTCAAGGAGCTGGAGCAGCAGGTTCAGCTTGCACAGCAGCAGATTGCCCTTTATCAGGCCAATATGCAGCAGCAGGCTCAACAGCCGCCGCAGCAGCTTCCTAACTTTTATGACGGTCTTGAAGATGATGACGTTATGACTGTTGCCGAGGCCAAGAAGGCGACCCAAGCAATGGTACAGCAGTTCAGCAGTGCGATCAACGAATTGCAGTTCCTTGTCCAGCATCCAGATTACCATCAATTGGTGGGTACACCTCAACAGTTAGGGGAACCCTTAAAACAGGCAATTTTGAAAAACCCTCAGATAATGATGGAAATCCGCCAAAGCCCGAATCCCATGCTGACTGCCTATAACTATGCGAAAATGGCTCAAGCGGTCATGAACAATCAGCAAGCACAGCAGCAGATTAACCCTGCTGCTGCCGCCGCAATTCAGGCCGCAACCCGGCCCGGATCGGCAAGTATGGTTGCAAATGGAGGCGCATTCAATGCAGCCAGCCGGTTTGCTGCCATGTCAGATGAGGAATTCGCAAGGTTTGAGGCGGAGATTCTGTCAAGAGGGTAGAAAGGATAGTTACCTATGGCTGACAATTTAACAACTACTACTCAGGTGGATTCCGGCATAGAAGTTTACTATGACCGTGTATTACTGAAAAATGCAAGACCGAAGCTTGTGCACACCAAGTTTGCACAGAAAAAATCCCTGCCGAAGGGCAACAGCAAGACCGTGAAGTTCCGCCGCTATGCGGCTCTGTCAACTGCAACCACGCAGTTAGCTGAAGGTGTCACGCCTACCGGGCAGCGGCTCAGCAAGGTTGATTTGCTGGCAACCGTCGCACAGTACGGCGATTTCGTTCACATCACCGACGTTGTCGATATGACCAATGCCGATCCTGTGCTGACTGTTGCCGCGCAGGAATTAGGCGACCAGATGGGCCGGACGATTGATGAGATCGTTCGTGATATTCTGGTTGCTTGTGCATCGAGCACAACGGCTTCCAACGGCACAGGCACAGCCACGAAGCTCAACAAGACGGACATTGACGCCGTGGTTCAAACGCTTCTGAGCAATGACGCCTCGATGATTACCGAGCTTATCAAGGCCGGAACCGGTCAGGGTACATCGCCCATTCGCCCTGCTTACTGGGGTATTCTCCACACGGAATTGATCGACGATCTGGAGGCCGTCAGTGGGTTTAAGAGTACGGCCAACTATCCGGCCCAGACCAATGTGGATGAGGCCGAATGGGGTTCGACCGGCAACGTTCGCTGGTTGGCGTCTTCCGTAGCCCACAAGGACGGCTCTGCCACTGATCCATTTGCCGCAGGTAATTATTACTATCTGCCGATATTCGGCAAAAATGCCTACGGCATCGTTGATCTGGAGGGCGGTAACGCCAAGAATATCATCAAAGGCTTTGGTTCTGGCGGTACGAGTGATCCTCTCAATCAGCGGGCGACGAGCGGTTGGAAAGTTATGTTCACGGCCCGCATATTGAACGACAACTTCATTCACGTTTTGAAAGTTACACACAGCTAAAAAAGAAAGGAAATACCGATGAAAAAAGTAAGCGGACGTTTTATCGCGGATGGGGCCGCAATCAATGTGAATATCGGCTTCGTACCGGACTATGTAAAGCTCATCGGCGGCCTGGATAACACCAATCCAGTCATTTATGAGTTTTTCAAGGACTTGAGCGGCGAGAATGGGCAGTATGGCATCCAGATTGCCGGATCGCATACAGGTGATGACGGTGGTACGGAAGCCATTATCACCAAATTGGCCGGGACAAATGCGCTCATCAAAGTGTACGAGGGCGGCAAAAAGGTCAAGGTCAAAATACCCGCTCCCGATGGCAATGGCTTCGCAAATGCTGAAGTATCGGATTTTGTTGCCGGTGCTGCACAGCCCACAGCCAGAAGCACAACGGCAGTTGGAACGGTTGTACGTCCGAGCACGCATAACGGCTTTGTGTATGAATGTACGGCCTCGGCGGGCGTTTTGGGGACTGAACCTGTATGGCCCACAACCCCCGGCGAAAGCGTATCGGATGGAACTAACACGTGGCTTTGCCGCCGTGAGGATGTCGTGTTTGAAAAGGCTGCTGGTTTTACCATTGGTGCAGACCTGTCAACGGACGGCGATGAGTGGATTTATGTTGCCGAGCAGCACGACAAGGTCGTCAATCACGGCGATGCCGCTGCGGCAGACCCGATTTAACATTAACCGAGGAGATAAAACATGGCAAGAAAGTCAATTGAAGAAGTCAAAAGGGAGCTTGATGCTCTGAATATCAAGTATGCGGATGATATGCCGTATGCGAAGCTGTGCGAACTTCTGAATGCAGCGGTAAAGCCGCCTGTAGAGACTTTTGATGAGGAGGCCATTCGGCATGAAGCCGAACGAAAGGCCCGCATTGAGGCGGAAGCCAAGGCAAAAGTAGAAGCCGAAATGAAGGCTCAAAATGCCGTAAGCGGACGTAAACTTTCGCCTGAAGAAATCGCTGTTAAGAATGATCCGCTGATTGAGGTGCGGTTTACGAACATCGAATCGCCCGGCGTGGCGCTGTCGTTCACGTACGGCGGCAAGAGGTTTGAGCTTGATGACGGCCAAGTCGTCAAACTGCCGGTTTGCGTAGTCAACCACCTCAACAATCTCAGGATTCCGGTTCGCAAGTATGACGAAAACGCTCCGTCAGGCCAGCAGATAGCTGTTACCGGTACGCGCAACCGGTTTAGCTGCCAGCCTGTCAATCTGAAGGTCGGTTAAAACGAAAGGAACGATAGTATGAAGACATCAACAATTCTTATTGTGATGCTTCTTGTATCACTGGGGTTTGAAGGCTCTGTATCTGGCCCGGAACAGATCTCCTATGACACAGTAAGCAATCCTGTTCAGCTTGAACGGTTCTTGCGTAATCCGCTTTGGCCGGGGCCGTGCTACTTCGACAGCGACGTTGTGTTTAATGGTCTAACTGCCAGCAAGCCGCTTTTTCTTGATGCACAGAAAAAATTAACCAATACCGGTACTATCGCAACGGCTAATATTGCCAGTGGTGCTGTTACGGCTGATAAGTTATGGAAAACAGTCGGATTTATTCCCGATGCCAATGTTGTTGTTGACGCTAACGAACTTGTAATACCTGTTACTCATTCATTGGTACAAAAGACTACAGGCGGTCAAGCTGAAGCATTAACGCTTGCTGATGGAACCCCCGGCCAGATACTTTCCATTGTTCTCGTTACAGACGGTACTGGTGACGGGACGCTTACGCCAACAACTTGTACAGGCTTTGCAACAATTGTTTTTGCAGATGCCGGAGATCAGGCAAGTTTACTATATGTCAATGATACGATAGGCTGGATTATCTTAGGCACTTCCGGAGTATCAGGCCCGCCATCGGTAACTCAGCCATAGGTAAATCATGAACTGGACATTAGCACAATTACGGGCAAAGGTCAGGGAACTTACGGGTCAGCGTTCTACTTCGCAGCTGTCGGATGCGGACCTGACGGATAAGATCAATGACTTTTACTGCAACGTCTTCCCGGATGAGATTGAACTGCCGGAACTGAAGGGGTTCTACTCCTTCAGTACGGTTCAGGGCGATGGGGAATATGCTCTTCCGTCAACGGTTTTGCGGATCAAGAAACCGATTACCATTGACGACGGGGACGGCGATGCGGTTGCCCGGCTGGGTTTCTGGAATGATGAGAATGCGTTCTTCACGGAATACCCGGACGATGCCAGTGCCGGTCAGAATGCCCCTCTGGATTTGCTTCAGTATGGCTCAAAATTGTACCTGCGACCTATTCCGGATGGTGTGTATACTGTCAAAGCTGCCGCAGTCCAGCGGCCAGCCGCTCTTGTGGAAGGTACGGATACCGTCATCAATCCGAAGTGGGGGCCAGCAATAGCTTATGGGACAGCAATTCAGATGTTTATCGACCAAAAGGACAGTGCCGGGGCCGATGAATTGACTGGTATTTATCAAGTCCATCTAAATTCAATCGGCAGGAAGCATTTACAGCAACTATCGGCCTTACGTTCCGTGCCGAGCTTTTAAGAAAGGAAGGCAATAAATGCTGAGAGCGTTTATTTTGATATACCTTTTGGTATTTATTGGGCCTTACGCTTATGCCGAAGACCCGAATCAACCGACTGACCCCAATATCCCCACGCTGGAGCATGTACAGTTCTGTCTGGACTGCATTCCGGATATTGTTAAGGAGTGTAAGGCCGGTACGCTGTCCTTAGAGCACCCATGCGTGCCTGATACTGTTTCTTTGTACCCTGACCCTAACGACCCGAACAGCCTGGGCGAAATGACGCAATCACAGCATATTGCAATTCATGCTATTTTTGCCATCTTTTCAGACCTGAGAATGTTGTGTGATCGAAGCGAAATCAGCGATGACACGAAACAATTTATTCAAGAGCAGGCCATTGTCCGGGTTGTTTTCCCTGCCATCATAGCCGTTTTGGAGACGAGACGATGAAACTAAACTGGTTATTATTCCTTAGTGCCTTCAGTCTGCCATGTCTGGCGATACCGGGCGACCTGAATGCCGATGAAGGGGTAGATTTTGCTGATTTTGCTATTCTGGCAAGTGGCTGGCAAACAACCTATGATGTCGATGACCTTTCGATGATGGCGGATAATTGGTTATATGGCCGTGAAGCCGTGAACGCCGCTCCTACGATTGATTTAGATAGTATTCCGGCCCCCAATGCCGTTGCCTATGATGACTGCTACATTACTTTGGTCGGAAGCGATAAGGATGGTCCAGCGGATAAATTAGCCTACGTCATAACGCAACTGCCTGCTACCGGTAATCTCTACGATATGGCCGAATGGGAAACGGGTTGGATTACGTCGGCAAGACTGCCTTATCAGATTGGGAATTTCAACAATCAAATAGTTTATCGCGGCTTTGTAGCAACAACTGAAAGCTTCAAATACAAGGTTTTTGACGGAGAGCTTTACAGCGAGGAAGCGACGGTAAACATTACTGTAAGCCCGGCCAGTGCCGATAGTCTGTGCTTTGACGGGTCCAGTCTGGTTACGATTCCGGATGTGGACGACGTTCTCGATATAGTCGATGGTCGTGGGATAGCATGGTTTTTCCGGACAACACAATCAAATGGAGGATTACTCTCAAAACGAAATGCAAGCGGAGGCTACGAGGTTCGTCTTGAAAACGGACGGTTAAGGGTTTGCCTGTATGATTCAAGCGGGCCGGTTGGCTGTTACGGAAGGATTGATAATTATCGGGTTGATACGGGAAGATGGTACATTGGGGCATTTGCATACAATGCCGGAAATATGTGCGTTATTATCGCCGGGATTGAGGACGGAGACACTTGGTATATGC